TTTACTTCATCAATGTTTAGAAGCATATACATAGAATACACTCCCTCTCCATACATATCTTTATGATTATCTATATCTCCTGTTAATAAATTTTCGGGGATAGTTTCATATTTTAAACCTGAGTCATCCATTACATTTATATTAATAACATCTGGAGTATCTTCAAAAGTAGTATCTGAAATTCTCATTAATCTAAAATATTGACCATGTGTTGTTGTGTTAATATCAGAATCAAACTTTATATTATGAACATTTGTTCCGCTAGATTGTGTTATTGTATGGGAAATTATTTTACCTATATATTTAGGTGTTCCTGTGCTTTCAAATTGAGACGCACTAGTGTTATTATTTGCGCCATCATTTACTTGTTTTGTAGGTAAATAAGCCGAACCGCCACTTGAACCACTCTCGACTTTACTTGATACAATATAATGACCTTCTAAATTCGGAACATAATTTAACCAATGGTGAGTTTGGGAAGCATTCATTATAAATTCATTTTGACCAGTAACTATTGTATTAGCAGTTATATTATTTGTAAATTTAAATTGTGGTTTAATTAACATCTGCGCTGAATATATTTCTCCTGAATTAGTAACAGGAGAACCACCATCATGGTCATCAGTTCTATTTGTTGTAGGTGTAAAACCTTCTCTAAACTTAAATGGATATTCTTTTGTTTTTGTTCCAATGATAGCATAATCTTTATCATCTATAACCATTAAGTTTTGATTATTTTGTAATTTAGCATCACCATCTACACCACTACCAATATAGTTATTATAATTAGTTTCAGTATCTAATTCTAAAGGAGCACTTGTTAATTTTAAAAGTGTATCACTACCATCAGTAACTTTTCTAAAGTCTTTAAATAAGGCCACACAATTATCATATATGTGACCATCAGGATGTGATACATCATATTGACCATCATTAGTTTGACCTGATTTAACAGGTTTACAAAGACCCGATAATACTCTTGATGAATGTTTTTTAATACTTGAGTATTCTGTATGTAAAGCAGATACTATTTCTGTTCCTGAAGAATAAGAACTACTTAAACCAAATTTAGGTGGTAATATTACATTTGCTGGGTTAAACTCATTTGTATCTGTTGATGTATGCAATAAGTTAAAGTTAAAATAACTTTTTTCAATATTTGGAACTATCAAAAATACTCTTGTAAACATCATACTTCCATCCAAAACTCTTTCTAAGTTATGACCAAATGCATCTTTTATAGTATATGTTGTTGAATTATTACTAGTATCAGTTTTAGTATAACTTCCACCAACTTGTAAACTTGCTCTTTCCATATTATGTAAAGACTCAGCATCTACAGGATTAAAGTGCCAATCAAATGTTGCTTCTACTAGTCTAATTATTCCCCATCTTTTCATCTGTGCAGGATTAGATAATGTAGAAGAAACAATAGTAGAATTTTCATAATTTGAATCTTTCTTTTGAACTGCGTTAGTTTTACCCACCCAATCGTGATTTACTTCAGAACCTTTTAACCCTTTACTTTCAAACATTAAACCATAATTAGAAAAAGAATTAGTATTACTAGAATATCCCATATTATTATATTTGATAAATGAATCTGGAAATAAATCACCATAACAATACATATGATACGTAGCGGCTCTATAATCAGGATTAATAAAACTTGAAAGTCCATTATCATCATTATCTGAATCTTTCCACCATGTAACATCAGTAATAATTGGATGGTTTGTATGATATCCTAAAATATTTCCCCTACAATCTACCTGAGTTATATGAGAATAACTAGTAAATTTATGTTGGTTTTTACCAGTTCTATAGATACTGCTAGAAGCAACTGGAGTAATTGTTCCTATTTCAAAATTTTGTTTATCCTTGTAACGATAAGTTTGTTTACTAGAATATTCTTTTTTAAATAATTCAGGCATTTTATGTAAATAACCACCTAAAGGTAAGTTTGAATTCAATAAATAAACACCAGAGTAATTACTTACACTATCATTTATTGGATTTACAAACCTATCATCATAAGTATTATCATAAGTAATACCTAAACTAATAGGGAAATTAGGGGCTACACTTACAATATTTTGGGTATCATTTATATTTTCTATTTCTATAACGTGTAAAAATGCATTTGAATTAATATCTTTATTTAGTGTATTAACATAATCATCTTGTTCTTTTGCTAATTTTAATAAAAAGTTTTCAGAAGGTGTTGATGTAACGGTAGGAGTTCCTGCATTGGTCACTATTTTTTCTAATCCTTTAGTGCTATTTAAATGATAACCTAAACTTTTATTAGTTAAATAATCCCCATCATTTGATGTTAAATTTAATTTTGAATACGAAAAAGCATTAGATGAATATGTATAATTCATTCCTGTGCTAAATATTAAACCCTTCTCACTCCCTCCTCTGAAATCAGTTGAAAAAATACTTTCATCATCATTGGTAGCAATTGCTTTTGTTCCTGCAATATATCTTGATGAGGTATCTACAGGATTATAATAATAAATAGTATCTCCATTAGAAATAGCATTTGGTATGTAATTCTTTAAAGTAATAGTTGTAGTATTAACACCCAAATCATTAGTATAAGTCGCACTATCATATTCCCCTATCAATCTATAATATTTATCAAATAATAACATATAAGTAGATAAATTACTTGTTACATCACTAGATACATTTACACTAGAAGCATTAATAGTAGCGTCTGCATTTACAGTAAACGATGATGAAATATCTAAAGAAGGTACTAAAGTAGAGTATACTATATCATTAGAAAAAGTATTATTTACATCTACAGTGTTTGTAATTAAATTTGCTAATTTATCTCGACCATAAATAGTATATCCCACTTCTCCTAAACCTGTATGGTGTTGTATTTTTTCCACTTCTCCCTCAAACACTTCTTCGTGTAAAGTGAAGCCACCTGAATAATAATACATTCTAGGAATATTTATTATATTCGGCGGGTCAGCAGTATCTAACCTTTTTTGATAATACTGCTTATCAGCATCTTGTATTGCTACATATTTTAAATCTTTATCACCATAATCTACTTTAATATCATGTCCAACAAATCCATTCATTGTTATCTTAGAATTATATAATTTAGTATCTTCTTTATCTATTGTATGTCCTTCTAATAATATTCTATTAGATTGTGCAGGTTTAATTTCTGTGTCTGCTGCAAATCCTAAATTAAATTTTCCATTTGAATATGGAACAATATAAATATCTGCATTTGTTACTGTTGGTGGCGTAGCACTAGCAGTCCATGTGGCTGCAGTTTTTAATCTATTATGGCTAACTGTAAATCCTTGCTTAGTTTCATCTGCTTTTGCATCAACTACATTCACACGATAATAATAATCTCCTACCTCTACAATAGAACCTGTAGTTAATATTGCTGTATAATCATCATCATAACTAGCATCATCGTTTACTTTAGAGTTATTATTAAATTCTAATTTAGTAGAATTAGTAGTAACTGTATGCTCTAATTTTCTTATCTTCATTGTATTAGTATAAAGACCATTCCTAACAACCATTTTATCTGATTTTTTATATTTTAAATGTTGAATACCAGAATTATCTAAAGCCTTAATTTCCGCTACTTTTGATATTTTATTTCTAGGACTGTTAACTAATGTTTCCATTGTAATAGGAATTTTATCATTCTTTAATGCTGCAGATTCAAATGTAATATATCTACTTGGGCCATTTCTTCCACCATCTGATGCAGATGTAGCAGTAGTGCTATTTGTTGCACTTCTTTTCATTTCTGGAAATGCTTTGTGCCAAAAGATGGGATTAAAATTAGAATCATCTTCATCATCTTCTAATCTCTTATCTACTAAAACAGCATCTAATCTATCTCTACCTAAATTTCGTATTGTATCATCATATTTTCTTTCAGTTTTGAATACTACATTTTGGGCTGTTTTTCCTATGGTAACAGTATCTCCATTACTTACATTACTAGAAGGTCTAAGATAATCTAAATAAAACCTATAAGTAGTATCTTGATATAAACTTTCAATATTTCCAAGATAATTTGTTCCATTAAAAATAGACATTCCCTCAGTTAATTTATTATAGTCAGTTTGACTTAATACATAATATTTACTAGTTGAGCCTTCTTCAAATTGACTTAAACTACCTACTACAGTAGTAATAGTTATATTAGTAGAATTTGACCAATCTCTATATGATGTTAAAGTATATTTTTCATTATAATCTAATTGGTCTTCTTCTTCTAATCTATCATTATAGAAATAAAATGTTGGTCTATTTACTTTACAAATTTTATCATATTTATCTGTATTAGCATCAGTATCTCCACGAAGACCATAACTAACTGCAACAATATCTGTTTCTGTTTTTGCTGGCCCTCTAAAAATCTCAATATTTGTTCCTATAGGAATTTCACCACTATACTTAGGTGAAAATTCTACACCATCACCAAAACTATCAAAAGTAGTGATTCTAGTTATTTTAGCGAAATGCGGCCTAATTGTAGTTTTATTTGAACCGCTTTCAGATACCCCACTATCTCTACCCGTAGCAGGTATTAATTCAGGATTTAATAGTATAAAATAATCATAAGTTTCGATATCTAAACTTGTATTACTATCTTCAGTAGAAGAATATGTAACTTTACGATGTGTTGGAGTAATATCTTCATTAGAATCAAAAATTTTAACTTTATATGATGCAGTATTTTGAACATTATCACATTCCAATAATTTAGAAGTTACTGTAGGTAATCCCGTATGTGGCCCTTTTCTAATTTCTGTATATATTGTTGAACCAATTGGAGGATTCCCAGAATCTGCACTAACATAATCAGTTTCATTATCTGCTCCTAAAGTAACTAATAAAGGATTTACTGAAACATTCTTATATGCGTATGTTTTTGCAGTAGAGCCTGCTTTTGTTGAATATACATTAGTTCCATCCATTGCAGTCTCAAAATCACTCTCCTTTAATTGAGTATTAAGAGGAAAAATCATCCTTCCGTCTATAGCCATATTACTCACCAAAACTATAATAAAACAATATATTACTATAACTTGGAGATAAAGTATTTGTTGTAGCCGAAGGTTTCCTTCCCTTAAACATGGCTATTTCAAATAATTCCCCCATGAATTGTGTATTTTTGTTTGTACCATCTTGACCTATAAAACAATCATCATTCTTAAAATCAAAAGTAGGAGATGTAGTGTAAGAATGTGTTTTTAATAAAGTGTTGTTCAAATAAATATCTACTGAACCGCCCGTATTATACACACAAGACACCTTATAAATTTGCTCAATATAAAATGCTTCTTTTGGTTGTGAAACATATATTTGTGCAGTATGATTAGAAGCATCTGCAACAGTAATAGTAGTAGATGATGGTATAGAAGCAACAGTTCCTAAACTAACACCGCTTGAATTAAATATTTCAGAACCAACTGCAAGTTTAGCAACATTAGCAGAACCACTTGGAAAGGTAATTGTATTGCTACTAACTGTTGTGTCGGCTTGCAATAATGTTAAAGATGTAGTGTTACCATTATAAAATCCATTTACATCATAATATCCGTATAAAGTATTAATAGCCTTAATTACAGTATCAGTCTGCACTGTAGTATAAACTGCACTTCCTGTGGTAATATCTGCAATATAGGCGACTATTTTATATTCTGCGGGTTGGTTTTTATTATGGCTTGTAGTATTTTCTAAATATAATCTAAAATAATCATTATAGAAAAGCATCATTTTATGTGAATGTCTATCTGCTCCAAAATATGCTCCACTTTCAGTAGTATTTGCAGTTCCTGTAGGAACAGTTTTAGTAGAATCTGTAACTTCAGAAGAAGCATTCCCATTTACATCATAAGGAGTAAACAATGCTTCAATTACAAAACTTTCATCTAAATCCCAAAGATTCCCTTTTGAATCTGCAGTATTTGTATCATCATATTCTAACTTTAAATGACCTTCACACATTACAGGAAAAACTAAAGCCTTAGATTCTCCTACATATACGTTAGCCATAAATATCCCTCAATCGAAAAAGTTATCTGATATTACTGTTGATTCTTCAAATTCTAATTGGAACTGAACTGATGGAAATTCTGTACCAGAAAATGTTGCGGTAAAAGAGCGTATAAATCCCTCTAACCCAATATGCTCAGAAGTTTTTGATAAAATATCAAATGCAGTAGATGGACTATTTGTAGTATTACCTGATAAAAGTGTAAAATCATTATCAAACGCCCTATTTTTCCAATTCCAAGGAATTAAAGGAACATCTTTAATATCTAAAGTTTTCATTTCTTCAGCAGTAACAGTTTGCCCAGCCTTATTAGCAGTTCTCATATTAAAATTATTATCCACTCGACTTGGATAAAACACTAATAACTTGTTTATGTTTTGGTCATCTTGAAATGCACTACCATCTACATAAGAATGAATTAATTGAGCCAACTCAAATGCAGTTAAAGTTGCAGTTTTATTATCACCACTTGTAGCATTTTTTCCTTTAATTATTTCTTGGTCTAATAGAACTCCTTGAACTGAAACTGTTTTTTGAGTTAATCCCATATCGAATGCTAAATTTGTTGCTTCGCCACGAATAGCACCAGAAAAAGGAATCCCCATATTTGGAATTGTTTTACTTGCCGAAAAACTTATTTCTGTAACATATAAGGGTATTCTGTTAACATAATTACTTTGAGGAGTATCACTTCTTCTAGCCAATTCTAGAAATACTGTAAATTCACTTGATGCTAAACTCAAAA